AACAATCATAGGTACTTTAACCTTAGCTAGCTTTAGAGTCAACACTCTAAATGTACCTCTGATCAATTGAGCTTTAGTCATATCTCTGGTATCATTACCAGCTAGACTATCAGCAAGTTCTTTTTCGGAAGAAAGAATACCAAGTGAGTCCAGCACCATCATCATGGGTGGACGTTTACTTTCTGGTGTCTTTTCATATTGTTCAATAGTCTTTAAGGCATGAGACCTGAATGACTGGATAGACTGAGGCTCAGCCAGGATAACACGTTGTGTGTCAATACCTCGACTCTCCATCATATCTTTAGTAACCGCAGCTTCAGTATCATAGTAGATGATACCTCCATCAGGGTTATCTTTTAAAAACTGTGTAATCACTCCAAGAGCAAAGAACGTCTTACCGGTTGTAGTCTCACCAGCAAACGCAGTGATCTTATTATTAGGAATACCTCCATACATACTACCAGACATTACAGCATTTAGGATGTAAGATCCAGTATCTATTGTTCCAGAATATTCAGCAGACCCTGCTCCATCAGCTGCAATGCTTGTATCTTCATCCTTAATGTCTTCGGCTAAATTTCTGAAAAAATCACTCATGCTGTATAGACCTCTTTCAATTTGTCACTGAATTCTTCAACCTTATCTAAACGATTAGGCCAGTAGATATATTCTTTTTCTGGGTTCTTTTGTAGATTGCTCAACAAAGGTTGAATCATATTATATAATGTATCACATTTCTCTTTTAAGGTCAACGCTTCTTCTGAAGCTGATGTTGCCTCTTTCTTAACTGTTTGGACCTCATCTAGTTCATCAGCATCCATTGCTGTAAAACCAAAGTCAAAGTCCATGGTTGGTTTAACTGCCATTAGAAAAAATCCTCCAACGTTGCTTGGCCCCTTTCAAGTTTCCACTGTATAGCTTCTGATATCGTTCTCATTGGCTCAAGAAAGCTCTTCTCAAACTGTTTGTCATAATCGATATAAGGTTCAATATTCAATTGTTTAGGTAGAGCATCCAATACCGCAATCACATTCTCTCTCGATGGGTTTGGGAGTTTTAGATAAGCAAACTTAATCTTATCACCTTCGTGAATAGGATTGTAAGTAGTATCCAACTCATACTCCTTCAGCATACTATTGTATACTAGAGCTCCTCGTACGTGGATAGGGGTACCCTTCTTGTAAATAGTTGACGTACTTCTATATTTATATAAACCACGAACACCTCGAGGAAAAGCAATCTCTTCAAATGGCATAGACTTAAAATGAGCTTTAAAGTCTTCAACATAATTCATCAAAGCCTTTTCATCTTTAGTCATAATTAACTTGATAGCATTTTTCATCTGGTCTCTACAAATCTGAGGAACAGATGACCTTTGTGTTTCCATACCCATAATTTTCATAAATGGATCTTTGTATCTTACACCTTCCATATCATAGACATGTAGTGCATACCGCTTCTTAGCAGTCCATATACCTTTGTCAGCAATTGCCTCACGCTTCATAAACATCTTTTGTTCGTATGCGTTAACAGTCTTAGCAAGTTTCGCGTAACACTTATCAATATAGGGTTCAAAAACTTTCTGGCATGCCACATCCATCCAGTCGATGATATCCTGTTGTGAAGGATCCTTTCCTTCAAAAGTTTGCTTAACCAATTCGTCAAGAGTAATATACATCGAATCTGTATCACACGCAATAACATAATCGACATTGTCAGTACTTAGTGTCTTGTTGAGATATTCATTTATATGTCGCTCCATCCAACGAATCGATAGCTGGCCAGATAATGTAATAGATTCAGCATATCTAATATCAAACCATCTAAAGTATTGGTTACCTAATGCACCATAAGCACTATTCAATTGAATCTTCTTAGCCATCTGCATATTGTCTAACTTAGCAATCTGAGAGGTACGATCTATTCCATCATTTTGTTCTTGCTGTTTAACAGCAAGCATTTCATTCTTGAACTCAGCCCTCTGTTGATACATCCTATCCATCAATGTAGCCATAAAACTTCTCCAGTCTTTTGTATACATTGCACCAGAGCCACCAACAGTTACATTATGCTGTTCCATATACTTTCTTAGTTGTTCATTCTCATCCAGATAGCCTTCTACAATTCTATCAACATGTAGGCTAGATAGAGGAGAGATAAGATGCTTAGGAACCATTCCTTGGAATGTATCAGGACCAATATTATACTGCATAATCAAATGAGGATATAGACTATTCAAGTCAAACGATACAACCCACTTATGCATTCCAACTTGAGGATCCTTAACATAAGCACCTTCAACTTGACGGTCCTTTTCAGAGTCAGTATAACCAGGAACAACAATACCTTTTTCCATTAAGTAATTGTGGATAATGATATCCCACATACGCACAGAAGTGAATGAGTCAATAAGGTTAACTTTACCGTCATAAGCAATCGCATATGCAAGTTCAATTAATCCAAGTTTAGCATCTAGCTTATCAACAAGAAGAACATCTCGAACATTATACTCCATAAACTTTTGGAAGTCTTGCTTATACAATGATAGCAGTCCATCGTATTCACTATAGTCAAGTTTCTTCTCACCAAGCTCAACAAACGAAATATTATCCAACGAATAACTAGCTTGCTGACTATATGTAAACTTTCTATACAAAGAAAGATAATCATATAGAGTCACACCAATGATATCTAACCTAGTGTTATCTTCATTGTTTGCACCACTTGCAATATACTTTCTTTCATCGAGAAAGTTGAATGGACTAAGTTCTCTAGCAGCATCATAACCCAATACATTTGTAATTCTATTCAATGTATATGGGATATCAAATCCTTCAATATTCCATCCAGTACATACATCAGGATCCCAATCTCGCCATACACGAATAAAATCTCTAAGCAGCGCAGCCTCGTTTGGAGCTTGATAGTATCTGACATTTGGGTCATCGGTAACAAAATCTCCACAACCAAAGCAAGCAATTTCATCCCGCATCTTGATCGTAATAGCTGTTATAGGTTTAGTAGCTGCATTGATATCAGGGAACCCTTCATCAGCAGCACACTCAATATCCATATTGATTACATTGATAAGAGATGGATCATATTCAACAGCTTGACCAGGATACTCGTCATTGATGAATAAGTATGGATGGTTAGTTAGACCATACATCTCAAAGTTAGGAATGTTCTTATACTGTTTAGTGAACTCTCGTTGTTCACGTATAGACTCAAAGTGAATCTTTTCTACTGGATGACCTTTGATATTGGTATAGCCAGTATCTTTATTAGTGTTGCCTTTAACAAACAGATATGGCTCATAGGGCACCTCTTCTTGGAAGCGGCGCCCATTATCGAAGCCACGATGCATGAGCTTGTTCTTAAACAACTGAACGCAGGTATAGAATTTCATTTTATTATTATCTCTCTTTAGAGATATTTAGTCAACAATATTCTATGTAAATCTTGCAAGAAATCTAGCAATATGATGTACGAATGGTAGCAATGATACTGCCATAAGTAAGTTCATTCCTGTGTGTGCCATTGCAATACGGAGCGTATCTCCTTTAGGCATTCCATCTGATACAAGCACCCCTGCCAACCATATAGTACCTGTTGTACCAATGTTAGCTCCTAGCACAGCTGCAACTGCAGCTGGTAGTGGTACTGCTCCTGATGCTACGAGTGCAATGATTGCTGTTGTACTTAGTGATGACGACTGCCATAGCAAAGTCATAACAATACCACCAAGGAACATCCAGTATGGATTGTGGATGAAGAAACTTAAATGATCAAGGTTGCCCATTGATTTCATCCCCCCAGAAAACATCTTCAATCCAATATAGAATACTACAAGTCCAACAAGAGCTGTAATCACTGGGTTCCCTAGATCCATTCTTTTCACTTTCTTTATTAGTTTGTCTGTTCTGTTCATAAAACATCACTTTTCAATTGTTATTAATGATTGTATTTAACAACCAACCATCATAAGTTATATTATCATTATATTAAAGTTTTATTATAGTTAGACTAGCACATTCACTAAGTTTCCTTCCGGTGGAATTGTTTGTAGATTACCAAACCTATCATACGAATATGATACGGTCTCTGTGATTGCTATGATTGCTCCATTATGATCCTCTAGAATATTACGTGAGATGTTCATTGTACCTTCTGCATTCTGAAAGGTCAACGATACATCTACATGTCTATTGGAAGCTCCTATAATAGGACTGATGGGAGGTAGGTAAACACTACCTATAGGAGCTATAGGATCTATGGCCATTAGGCTGTGACGTTTAACTTCTGTCCAAGCATGGGGTCAATAATGGTTAACAAGTTACCAGCAGGGCTGTATGTGTAACCAATGGCATTCCTTAATACTACACCTGGGACAGTGTAGACTTGATTCCTTACAGTAGGAATGGGGCTATTTTCTACCTCCAATGGAGGTGTCCCATTAGCAATACGTGTTGGCGGAGTGTTATCTTTTACAAGTACTATTGGCTCAACTGGTGCTATGGCGCTCATATTGCTCTCATCCTATCTACGAGCCTTTGTGCTCGATTAGTTACTTGGTTGTACCATCTACTCTGTTTCATTTGGTTTGCGGCTTCGATGTGGTCGCCA